TGAACACTACTCCAAGGTCTAATCTCTTAGAAGCTCGAAGGTCGTTCAAAAGTGCAGACTGTTAGGCGTCTGCAACCCTGGGTCCCAGGCATGGGCGTTCCAATAGCCCATACACTGGAGTCGGGTGGCAGCTCGTTCCTACGCAGCTTTCTCCGAGAGGAGAAAGAAGATGCAAGGACAGATTCAACGACAACGTCTCGAACCCCTAAGTTCTTATCAATGAACTTCTGGAGGTCAGAGCCCTTCAACCACGAAGGGGAACGCGTAGTGTTGACTGAACTTGCACCCATGTATATGGTGTAAGACGGAATTAAATAATCCGCTTTGGACACGTAGAAGTACTTACGAGATCCATACCCATATGTTCTGAATTTATACATGGAAGTACGCGTTTTCACGCGTTTCTTAGTATAACATTCACTACCATGATCCAATCCAAGCTTTTCGCACACACATCTTCGTGCGAGAAGGATCTCTTCGGACTCATGGTAGTAGACTTCACCACGCCAGGTACCCAAAAGGTGCCCGTCACCATAGCCATCCGGACCAAAAGTCCGGAAGTGCTCAGGGATGTAGTCTAAGAACCATCCTGCCGCTTCAAAATCGCCCAATCTGTAGTAATGATTGTGCAACAAGTAAAGGCGGCGGAATGACACATTACCGCGAAGGAAAGCAGGCCGAACAGAAAACCCCAAGAACCAATCCTGACCGCAGCTCTCACGAAAAGGGCCGTCCCAGAAACTCTTCTCAGCATTAACACTGAGACCGAGATCTCTGAAAACGGAAACCAACATGGGAACAGCGTCAGACGGGACGATTATATCGTCACCGTAAGTGGAAACTGGACCGACCAGACCTAGAAAGTCACACACAGCCTCGCTTAGAGCGTGGAATGTGATAGACTCAACAGGGAAGGTCGTTCCATTGCCCATTCCGGCATATGCCTCCATATGAAAGATAAATCCATCATAGGCGGTGTATCCGGACCGGATACTCATTAGAAGCTCGAACCATTCACATGGCCAGAGATGTTCAATGAGTCCGAGGGAAAGTAGGCCACTTGCATTGGAAAGGTCAACGGTTGCTATACCGTTTGTTATAGATCCGATTCTAGCCAGCTCCCCATTACGGGTCTGGTCAGAGAGATCGATACCTGATCGCTTACACATTAACCGGAGGTAGTCGCCGTAGCCATTCTGGACAAATTTGTTCAGGTCAGGCTCGACAGTTATTATCCGGTCCGTGGAAGCGTCCTTGGGGACGAAGTCCAATCTTGAACGATGAACAGTACAAAGAAAGGAGTCACTAGATCCACTACTCTCACTAAGGAAGGATAGCAGACCAGGGACAGTTTGAAGGATCTCGCCAAGAAGCGGATCACTTGCAAGCTCTTCACTGCAATGATTCAGATTCGCTATTAAGTTGCGAATTTCAGAATCTTTCTTCTTTGTGCTCGTCGAAGCACCACCCGGGCTGAATCGGTACCGTACCTGAGAAGGATGCGGTACAGGACCAACAATCTTGCAGATTTTTCGCTGTGCAGCATGAAGTATGCTCTCAACGGCGGGGCGAAATTGGAATTCACCGCGCTTCCAAAGATTGAAGATCCTGTTAGTCTCACGACAACCGACTTCACCCGAAAGGAATTTCTTCACTGCAGAAAGTCGTGGCTCGGAGTTGAGAGGGAGGCAAGGTAACTTCTTAAGAAGACCTAAGCCCCCAACAAAATTCCGATAAACTTCAGGTTCAGTGAAGATGGAGGGGTTTGACTCCAGAATACTATCAAAACGACGGTTATCAACAAACGTCGAGTAGACATCTTCTGGACCCATCCTCGCAAAGAACTTCTTTGCGATTTCCGATGCGAATCTGACTGTGGTCTCATCGCTGGTTTCCTCATCCCACGTTTTCATAGAAAACATATCTTAACCTCTTATAAAAGAAGGAGGGACGCAAAGATCGCGCCGACAAATTAAGTCGGAGCGACCAGAGCGTCGAAAAGATCGGGAAGGACGCCGGTCGTGGCCGCTGCAACGGAGGTAGTAACATTGTTACCGATGTTGACAGCGATCTGACGACTCAGGCGACGACCGGCGATGCTGCCGCGCTCGTGATAGTGACCATAGATACCAGTGGTATCGATGTAGGCCACCTTCGGAGCGGCAGTGTAGCCGGCGGAGTTACTGCCACTGACAGATTCCATCACGGGGACTTCGACGCGAAGATCCACGTTCCACACACCACTACGGCGCGACTTCGAAAGACGCGCAGTAGCCGTGACTTGAGCGTACGTGGGCAGACTAGCAATCTGCTCACGCCACACAGCCACGATAGCACCAGTCTTCGGGTCTTTCGACACGTCGACAGGCACAAGAGTGTGAGAAACGGGGGTTGCGGCGCCGTCAAAGACGACGATATTGGCGATGTTAGCCATTTTGACTCCAGTTTAAGAAGTGAAGTGCACACACCCCAACGTCACTTGTCCTGTAATTTCAGGAAAGCACGACGAAGGGATGGTCCTTTTTGAGTGATTAGTGCAATCGACTCAAGTGTGTGAGTGAGGCGAACCGCCGTATCTTTATGGAGCAAAGGCTTCATAGAAGGCGGCGGGACAGCCAGACTGTTGCTGATCGTTCGAACCTGCCGGATACTCTTATAGGAACCTCCGTTCTGGGTAGATATATTAAATACCTTACCAGAGCCGATAGGCCCCGAGAAATACCGGGTAGTTTCAGTGGTACAGATACTAGTGCCACTGATTGACCGTGAGGTGTGAAGAGCCTGAAGATAGGCGCCAACACCAAACCACCAGTCAACGACGAAAGAGTAAGGAACTCGTTCCCAGATAATACTAGGGATATCGAGTATTCCAGTCTCATCAGCTATGTTGTCGGTAGAGAGGTAAGCGACAATGCTTTTGGCACGGGAAGACTGTCCCCATTGGGTCCAGTTTCCGTGCGAAGGGGCATCGTTCTCGACCTCTAGACGTCTACCAACAGCAACACGCACTTGTTTAGGACGACCAGCTGCGTATCCATAATGGCGAGCCGCATCGATGACATCGTCAACGAGAGGTTTAATGCCAAATTGGAATAGCAAGTAGTTGTCTGCGATTCCCTTCAGACCAGAGAAGCCTTTTATGTGGTGAGCGGAAGATCCGTTCATGGCCACACGAAATGCCTTCGCAAAATTGCCTGAAGAGAGACTCTCACCAATCCTACGGAAACGCTTGGCGTTCGACGTAATCATAGAGAGAGTCCGCTCACTTTCAGCTAAGGCGAGGCCGAGGTGAAAACCAACGCCCCCGTCTAACTTACTCTGTATCTTGTTGACGAGTGTAATATCGTCGTTAGGAGTCCAGAGTACAGATGGAGTATTCCAGCCGAAAGAGCCACTCAATGATACATTCTCGTCAGTCCAATTACTTGGAATATGACGGACATCTCCTGATCCATGGTTAATGGATACCAGGGTCATGTCATAAGGATGCATCTCGGACCGCGACTTCTTAATCCAGTCAGCCTTGGCTAGATGATAAGCCTTTAACTGAAGGAAGAAAGAATCACGTGCAGAGCGCCACCGACGATACGTCTCCTTAAGAATAAGGAGTCGATCGCGTTTCGCGAACTGATTAAGGTTCAGCGAAGAGGCGTACTCGTTGAAGGGCGGGACAAACACGGGTCTCACAGGCCTAGATAAGGCACTGCGATCCCCACCGGACCAATTCTTGTAAAAGTACAAACCTGCTTTTCCATTCCGGATAGCAGTAGTACGATCATCTAAAATTGTCCCGGTAGTCATGCTCACTCCAACCACTAGAGAGAAGGAAAAATTCACCAGGTCCGAAGGATTCGGACGAGGGCCCCC